GATCTTGATAAGCTGGTCGAAGAACTTACGGAATCAACAGTTGACCAATTGCAGGGCGGTGATAATAACAAGCAGGAGCTTGCCTACGCCGACCAACTGAAACTGGAGCATTAAGATGGCTTTTATTGTAGGTGCTATAGTTGGTGCAGGCGCGTCGCTCATCGGTGGCGCGATGGCGTCGTCAGCGGCGAGCAAGGCGGCAAAGACGCAAGCTAAGTCAGCGGACAAGGCTACCGAACTTCAGAAGCAGATGTACGAGGAAGGCGTTGTTCGCCAGAAACCGTTTTACGAAGCCGGCATTACCGCGCAAAATCGTTTGATGGATCTTCTTGGCTTGAGCGACCGCACGACTGCTGAAGGTTACGGGTCGGGTATAAGACCATTTGGTATGTCTGATTTTCAGGCTGACCCTGGATATGCGTTCCGCATGAAGGAAGGCTTGAAAAGTCTTGATCAACAGGCAGCGGCTAGAGGCGGTTTGATCTCTGGTAACGCGCTTCGTGCCGCGCAACAGTATGGGCAGGATCTTGGCTCGCAGGAGTACCAGAACGCGTACAACCGTTACCGCACCAACCGCTCTGATGTGCTAACGCCGCTTCAGTCTATTTTGGGACAGGGGCAGACAACGGCGTCCGAGCTTGGCCGCACCGGCGCAAACTACGCGACCAATGCCGGTAGCAACATGATAGCCGCCGGTAACGCCCGCGCTTCTGGCTACACTGGCTCGGCAGATGCTTGGAACAGGGCGCTTGGCGGGGCGGCAGGCACGATTAACTCCAATATGATGTACAACCAGATGTTTGGTAATGGCGGCTATAGCCCATACAGCAACTATGGCAGTTTAGCAGGCGGCGGTTCGGTTGCTATGCCGACTGCTAGACCAGGAGACTTCTAATGGCTGAAATTTATGTCCCCGGCCCTTTTGATTTTGTAGGCACTGCCAACGCATTGTCGCAACTTCAAAGCGGGCGAATAGCGCAAGAAAATGCGCGGTTGCAACAGCAGTACACGATGGAAGATCGTGCGCGGGCGGCGCAGGAGCGTAAGGCAGCGGCGGGGAATGCTTTGGCAGAGCAAGCTCGTAAACGCGAATTGCTTGAAATATATAGCAACTTTGGCGTAACGCCAGCGGTTACGGGCCAACGCGGTCAATCTTACAGCGGCACGGGCGTTGCTAACGATCCATATGCGGACATACAAAATAAATTGGTTCGGCAAGGTTTTGCTTCGGAAGCAGGCAATGTTGCTGAACTTCAGAATAAAAACCTTCTTGGCAAAAAAGCAGCCGCAGAGACTGCGGGGCAAGAGGCAACTACTAAAGGTATAAATATTAAAAACATTGACGCCCGATTAAATCTTGTAAAACAATTTGCAAATTCTGTTACCACCCCCGACAGCGCGGCAAATTTTGCGTTAATAATGGCAAAAGAATTTCCTGAATTTGCAAGTTTGTACGGTTCGCCGGAAGACGCCGCCGCCCGCAGCGCAGAATTGTTTGCTAAAGACCCCGCCGCATGGCAAGCCCATTCGGTTAGTTTGACCGGCGAGCAGTTGGTTCAAGCTACTGAGCGCGCAAAAGAAGCAAAAACGGCAAAACCTGTCGAGCTAGATTTAGGTGGCAAAAAAATCTTTGTTGACATGAACCCAAATAGCCCAACATTCAAACAAGAAGTAACGGGCTTTGACAAAACACTTACGCCTGCTGAAACGGCAACTAAAACTGCTGATGCAGAAAAACTTGCGTGGGAAAGAGCTAACCCTGAATATACGCTACAAGAAACTGCGCAAGGTTTGGTAGCTGTTAATAAAAGAAATCCAAACAATGTTAAGCCAGTTCAACTTGGTGGCCAAACACTTATGCCGGCAGATAAGCGGTCGGTTACTAATATTCAAACTTTTGAACCTGCAACTGAAACGGCGCAAAAAGAATATGTAAAAGATATAGCTACTACCAGAAAAGAGCTTCAAACAACAATAGTTGTATTGGACAACATTGAGAAAGCTAAAGAACTTATTCCTGAAGCAAGTAGCTTTATGGGCGCGGGCGGCGACGCTTACTTAACCGCAGCTAAATTTCTTAACAACCGTTTTGGCTCAAACATTGATGTTCAAGGCGTTAAAAGCGCTGAAGAATTGCGTTCGCGCTTGTTTATGGGCGTGCTGGATAACCTTAAAAAATTGGATTCGCAGCCAACGCAACAGCAACAACAAGCTTTGCAAGAAGCTTTTGGTCGGCTTGAAACCGACCCTAATGCGTTGCCGCAAGTATTGGATGTTATCGGCGATGCTTTAAGAACAAAAGTTGGTCTGTATAATAAAGATGTTACAGACGCTGAAGCACGCGGGGTTAAATTTCCGTTCAAACCGCAAATTGATCTACCGCCGCAAAAAATTATCCGCGAAAATTCTTTTCCAAATGCTGACGCGGCAGGTCAAATTCTTAAGCAACGCGGCGCTAAACCCGGCGACCGCGTGCGTGTCAACATCGGTGGGCAAACCGGAACATTTGTGGTGGAATAATGCCTTTTTTTCCCGACGACGCAACCGCACCTGCACAAAACGCGCAGCCCGCAACCGGCGGACAATTTATACCCGATAACGCGCCGGTAAAACCTAACTTTGCCGTGCCGCGTAAAGACGCGGGCTATAGTGTTTTTGCGGATGAACCTGTTCGGCAAAATCTTGATCTTATGGAAACCGGCAGCGCGGCTACCGCAGGCGCGGCTACAGGGTTTGCGTTACCCGAAATACTTAAAGGCACGGGGAAAGTACTTCAAAAAGTTCCTTACGCCCCAGTTAAAGCAGCAGGCACTGCAATGGCGTTGGGCGCGCCGTTTATTGCACGCGCACCCGCTATGATAAGCGGGCTTGTTGGTGGCGGGGCGGGCAATGTTGTAAAACAAGAACTTGAGATTGCGGGCGTTAAACCCTCATACGCAACTGCCGCAGACCTTGTAACAAACATAGGCGCGCCCGCCACGTTTGGTAAAATACTAAAGATAGCTACGGCGGCAACTTCGGCGTTGCCTATAGACGTTGATAAAGGGGCTAGATCTGTAGCTCAAGAACTTGGCATGAGTTTTGATAATTTGTCTCAAGGTGAACAGACAATCATCCGCGACACAGTTAAGGCAATGAAGCAGGGCGGTGAGCCTGCGGCAAAAGCGTTGTTTGAAGAGATTAAAAAAGGCGGGCAACGTATTGCGTCGGAGGCAGACGCTGCGGCGCAGGCGCGTGAAGCGGCTGCTTACACGCAAAACCGCGATGATTTTATTAGTTCTTCAGGTGTGCTAACCGCCGCTGACGATACGCTGGCTAGAGCAAGAAGCACGGTCAACCGCGTAGGCGACCCTAATGTAGAATTGACCGACATTGGCGGGATGCAACGCGCTGCGGTCTTAAAAAGATTTGATGAGCAAACGCTAGCCCGCGATGAAACTTATCAAACTATGAAAGCCGAACGCGATGCAGTTGTAGCGGGAAAAGAAAAAAACAAACAATTTATATCGGATCTTCCGCTCTTCAAACAACTTAGCGGCAAAATAAAATCGGTGCTGTTGGAAAAACCGATTCCTGCCGCGCAAGGCGTAGCACCTGAAACAGAACAACTTACGCTTTCTGCATTTCGTCAGATGCGCGACGCGCTTTCGCCGGTAATGAAGCCGGTGTCGGCTAATTCAGCGCAACAATTAGCGCGCAGGGGCGCAAACATTCAAAACATTGATGGGCAAAATTACCAAGTGTTGCAACCGTCTTTTAATGCGATTGACACCATTCGACGCAAACTTGGCGACGCAGCGTTTGGTCAGGGCGAAGAAGGGTTCAAAGCACTTGGACAGGCCCGCGCTAAAGAATGGTACGGGTATTTAAGCAAGCTCCAAAGCAATTACGCAGGCGCGGCGCATACTGACCTTCAAAAAGGGTACGAGTTAGCGTCGGGCCTTTTAGCTGATTTTAAGGGCGGCGCAGGCGCGGCGGTGCTTAAGACCGAAAAATTAGCACCTGAGATGTTTGTTGGCGATGCTAAAGACATCCCGGCTAAATTTTTTGGTAGCCGCACTGGCGTGGAACAATTGCAGGCGCTTACGCAAGACCCTGATCTGGTGCTTACTACGGCGTCTAATTATCTTGCCAAACAATTGAGCGGCAAAACGGGCGTTGAAGCCCGCGCCTGGTTGGAGAAGAACTCGGATTTCCTGTCCGCGCCGCAACTTAAGCCTGTGCTTCAAAAAGCAGTTGATTACGTTGACGAACTTGAAAGAGCGGGCGATGTTTCTAAAGGACTTACCGGCACTGCTAAAGGTATGGAGAAGCAGTCGGATGCAGCGCTTGCAAATAAGTTAGCAGAAGCTGAAAACATACGGCTTGGCGGCAAAAATAAGTTAGCGGATATTGTAGGCGATGCCGCACCTGAAATGCGCATTGCACAGCTTTTGAGCAGCAACAAGATGAGCGATTGGGTAAACGTAGCCGACGCGCTTCAAGGCTCAGAACAAGGCCGTACGCTTCTTGCCAAAGCAGTCTCACAACATATCGCCAACATTGCTGAACGGTCGCCTAAATCGTTTTCTGGGGAAGACGCGCTTAAGCAAATAACTGAGCCTATGTTGGAAAGCGGGCTTGTTGATCGTGCGTTTATCAATGGTCTTGAAAAACAACTCCGCGCAATGCGTGAACCGGCTGAGTTTAAATTAAATTGGTTCAAAGAAGCACTAGCGCGGGGCATAGCTACGTTTGGCGCTGCACAAGCCGGGACAGGTATTGGCATGGTTCCTAATATGCTTGCACCGCCATCTACCAACCAGAACGCATTGGCGGCGCAGTAATGGACACGCAGACCCTTATCAATCTTGGCGGTGCGATCATCATAGCGGGGATGGGCTGGTTGGCGCGTGAGCTTTGGGGCGCGGTGAAAGAACTGCGGAAAGATTTGCACACGATTGAGGTTGCGCTACCGTCAAATTACATTCGCAAAGATGAGTTTCAAGAAGGCGTCAAAGAACTGAAAGACATCTGCCGGCAAATCTTTGAGCGGCTTGAAAACAAAGCGGATAAGTAAATGGATCCTTTTACGCTGCTGGCAGGCGCAACGGCCATCTATAATGGAATCAAGTCAGCGACGGATGCGGGCCACGAAGCCATAGACGTTGTAGAGCGCGTTGGCAGTTTGTTCGCAAGAATAGCGCAAATCACGCAACTCACTTCTGGAAATCGGAAGAAGAAACTTTTCCAAAGTCAAGCAGAATATGAAGCTGAAGCAATAAAATTGTACGCTTTGCGGGCCAAGGCGCAGCAGTTGCAGCTCGACACCAAGAACCTGTTTGTAGGGGCGTACGGCCTTGCAGCGTGGACTTCCATTCAGAAGGAAGTAACGGAAATGCGTAAAGAGGCCGTGCGTCAGGCCGCTATTGCGCAGAAAGAAGCCGAGGAACGCCAAGCTGAACTTATCTTAGGCGCGTGGATGTTCTTGGGCGTCATTGTTATGGCTCTCGGTCTTGCACTCTTCGTTTACCTGACTGCGCACAAATGAGATACCTGATGGCGGTTGCATTTTTGGTTCTGTCAGGGTGCGAAGACCGCTATCGTTACCCGTGCCAAGACCCTAAGAACTGGGACGCGCCGGAGTGCAACCCGCCCATCTGCACCGCCTCTGGAACTTGTTCCGCAGACACACTAAAAAGAAATCCATGCGGAGCCGTCGCAAGATGAGGATCAAAGAGGATGAACTCCACGCTCTCTTGCAGTTTATCATCGGGGTCAGCCTTTGCCTGACACTGACGGGTACTGTGTTCGCTGTCTTGTACAGCCTGATATTTGTCGTGCAGCCGATTGATGGACAGGCTCCAAACGATCAGGAATTTTTCAAGTTAATCGCCCCAATCGCGACATTTCTGACAGGCACGCTGTCGGGTATTATGTTGGGATCTAAATCTACTGGAGGTAAGGACGATGGATCTTCTTAAAACATTTGGGCCGCTACTCGGCTCAGTCGCGCCATCTCTGGCAACAGCCTTGGGCGGCCCACTAGCGGGCATGGCAACGAAGGCGCTGTCGCTGGCCCTGCTCGGCAACGAGGACGGCTCTGAGGATGATCTGCAAACGGCACTCCGCACCGCCTCGCCTGAGCAACTTGCAACGGTCAAGAAGATCGACGCGGATTTCAAAGTCCAGATGAAGTCGTTGGACATTGACTTGGCGGCGCTTGCGGTGGACGACCGTAAGTCTGCCCGCGAGATGCAGCGCGAGACACGCGACTGGCTGCCCAGATTGCTGGCCTTGTTTATTACCGGGGGATATTTCGGGATTATCGGATGGGTGCTTTACGGCGGCCTGCCAATGAACGGTAGCGAGATCTTGCTCATGCTGCTCGGCACGCTCACTGCGGGGTGGTCTGGCGTAATGGCTTTTTACTTTGGTGCTTCTGCGTCGGACATGACAAAAGACAAGATGCTGTACAACTCGACACCGAAAGAATAAACGATGAAAGATAATTTTGAAGAGTGCCTCGCCCATGTCTTGAAACATGAAGGGGGGTATGTCGATCACCCCAAAGACCCAGGGGGAGCAACAAATTTAGGCGCCACCAAGAAAGTTTGGGAAGAATGGGTCGGCCATGAGGTAACCAAAGATGACATCAGAGCCCTCACAGTTGCCGACGTCGCCCCGCTCTACAAGAAGAAATACTGGGACAAGTGCCGCTGCGATGACCTCCCGCATGGGGTGGACTTTGCTGTTTTTGATCTTGCTATTAATTCTGGTACTGGCCGTGCCAGCAAGTTTCTTCAAACTGCTTGCGGTGTGGCTGCTGATGGCGCTATCGGCCCTGCTACACTTGCCGCTGTAGCGAAGATGAACCCGCGTGAACTGGCAACCAAGATCTGCGAGCGCCGCTTGGAGTTCCTGCAAGCCCTGCCGACATGGGGTACATTTGGCAAGGGTTGGGGCAGGCGCGTAGCCGAGACGGAAGAGATAGCGTTCAAGATGGTCGGTTGAACGACGGGTTGCTCTGGACGCGGACTTCGGGGTTAGCCCAAGTCCATATCTCACCCGTCTCTTGGACGCACACCCACATCAGGTGATGCTCTTCGCCGTAGTCAATTACGAAGTGCGCCAGTGCTTTACCCTTCGGGGTAATCATTGGCAGTGTGGGGGACAGTTGAAGGATCATCACTCTTTCTTCAGTGCGTCTTGTGCAATCTTCGCAGTTTTCTTGAGCAGAAATAACAAATACCCTTCTGCTGCGGTCATGGGTTGAGGTATTCCCTCAGACCCAGCATACACTTCATAAATTTCTTGCAGTGCTTCCCGCGACCGCTCGATCTCGTCGGCTCTCCTAAGAGCGCTATCGTCAATGATAGCGGTGGGAGCATCTTTCATTGCCGAGGCAAATAATCGCAGCCGCTCAACGATATCCATCACTCTTTCTCCTTCGTGAACTCTGTCACTTTTACATGACTAACTTCAGCAAATAGCACATTCCTAAGAGCAGATTTCAAATCGTTATTTTCTTCCCGCAACCGCTCGATCTCGTCGGCGGCTGAGTGGTATAAATGCGGCACAAACAATACATGGTCACCTGCGTATTTTAATTGATCAACGATATCCATCACTCTTTCTCCTTTTGTTGAAGGGCTTTAATCTGCCGCTGCG